TGCCTTGGATACCCTGAATGCCTTGGGGACCAGTAAGACCCGTGGGGCCTATCGGACCCGTATCACCTTTCGGACCCTCTGGCCCAGTAGCTCCTGCTATGCCTTGAGGACCGGCTGGACCTGTTGCCCCTCTCTCACCTGGGGGGCCTTCTGGACCAGTATCACCAGTAGGCCCAATCGGACCTTGCTGACCAATTGGCCCTTCAATGCCGTCCAGACCCTTTGGACCGATCTCACCCTGAATACCCTGTGGTCCGGTTGCCCCAACAGCACCGACCGGACCATCTGCACCAACAGGACCAGAAGGCCCCATTGGGCCTGTTGCACCCTGAGGACCAACTGGCCCTGTTTCACCTGTTGGTCCTTGTGGTCCAGCAATTCCCTGTGGGCCTGGGATACCCTGTGCGCCTTGTGGACCACTGGGACCAATAAAACCTTGTGGTCCTTGTGGACCAGTTTCCCCTTGTGGTCCTTGGATCGGACCAAGATTAATCCATTCAGTACCAGACCAAGACCAGAGATCACCTGTTGCATCAATGATCCAAGCATCACCTGGATCTGGATTGGCAGGCAAATCACCAACCGAAGGGATTCTTCCCTTCATGTTGATACCTGTACCAGCAACACCCTGTGGTCCTTGGGGTCCGGTTAACCCTTGGATACCCTGAGGACCAGTTAAACCAATTGGCCCCTGTGGTCCAATTGGACCAACAGCACCATCATTACCAGCAGGACCAGGGGCACCATTTGCCCCAGCAGGACCACTCGGCCCTACTGGACCTTCAGGCCCAGTTGGACCCGTCAAACCAATCGGACCAGGGGCACCAAGATCACCCTGAGGACCGACCGGACCTACAGGCCCAGCAATACCTTGAATACCTTGAGGCCCCAATGGGCCTTGAGGACCAATCGGACCATCAATGCCCTGTGGACCAGTAGGCCCTGTGATACCTTGAGGCCCCTGAGGTCCAGCAGGCCCCTGAATACCCTGAATACCTTCTGGACCCGTCAAGCCAGTTGGACCTGTTGGACCCACTGGACCTTGCGGTCCTGTCAAACCTACCGGACCTTCAGGGCCTTGCAGACCTTGTGGACCAGGAACACCAGGAATGCCTTGGATACCTTGAGGACCAGGATCACCTTGTGCTCCCTGAATTGGACCCAAGTTAATCCACTCTGTACCCGACCAGGACCAAAGATGCCCAGTATCATCCGTGATCCAGGCATCCCCGGTAGCAGGATTGGTAGGAAGATCCACAACACTGGGGACAACCCCCTTCATGTTGATCCCAGTACCTGCGGCACCTTGCGGACCAACAGGGCCAATTGGACCCTGTGCACCAGCAGGACCGGTTAATCCTTGAGGACCAGTGGCACCCATAGGACCAGTAGCACCAGCAGCACCTGCCGGTCCCGTTGGACCTGTAGCACCCGTTGGACCTACTGCACCTTGTGGTCCCGCTGGACCTTGAGGACCAGCAAGTCGATCCAACCAAATCACATCAAAATCAGCATTACTTCTCTTACCGAGAACTTGCCCAGTAAAGCCACCTGGGGGTGCTACGCCTCCACCACCCCCACCACCAGTGGCGAAGAGATCATCAACATAACCTTTGTTAGCAAATTCCCAATAATCGACGGGGGTGTCATACGCATAAAGCGGACCCCACATCTCATCCCCCTCACGCTTGAGGAGACCGTCTGTCTTATTTGTAATTAAGACATTGATTCGAGTTTCAAGCGTGCTGATGGGCAGACGCTTATTGGCGCCTTGCCGAACCAGAAACTCGACACTGTTGGTTGTCGTGGCGAGAGGGAATTCAGACGTTTTACGGGGCATCCCAGGAATCCTCTATCAGCACGACTTCATCGTCATCGATCAACTGCGTTAAGTCGTCATCTACTATAAACAAGACGAGCAGAATTAACGTAGGATCGGAAATAGTCAGCCTTTTAGGAAAGCTTATTTCTAAATAGCCTTCACTAATGCTTAGACCATATTCCGGTGTTTCGATTTCACCCTCAGGAAGATACACCCGAGAAGAGTGATTCGCTACAGCATCTGATGGAGGCAACGCCATGTTGTTCTCCTATCCACGCTGTTCGGTAACTGGCTGCTGAACTTCGCTATCGCTGGAACCAAGCAAAAACGCCTTAGGGGATAAGTCTGGAATAGCATAGCTGCCACCAAACTCACCACCGAGATAGCGAAAAGCAGAGACAACCATTGCATGGTTCAGGTTGATTCGTGGGCTGGTAGCATCCCCAAGCGTCCAGGTGATATCTCCGGTCACAGGTGGTGCACCACGCAGATGGATCTGATCAACCCAGTTCGAGGCTAATGGCAAGGAACCTTGTGTCCAGCCATTAAGGCCCTGAAAGGTCCATCCATTCGAAGGTGCCCAACCACCTTTGTCGGGAATTCGATCATACGGCAAAGCTGAAGAACGAATGCTCTTGTGCGGAGCATACGGAGTTGCAGCATTAAACGTAGAAAGAATTAAGAGCACATCTTCGTAGCCAATATTCACCCCAGCACCAGTGAAAGTATCAGTAGCCGAGAAGCCACGAGTCACACTGCTGGAAATGAGGCTCCAAGAACCCCCAACACGATTGGTTCCATAGAACGCAATCTGTCCTTGAGCTAAGCGAGATGTGTCATTTACCCTGCGTGCTTGGGTATTCACATCTGCTGGCGTCTTGGTCTTGAAAGCTACGACAATAGAGGGTGCACCGTTCTTGGCATTCCCGTATGCCTCAGAGCGTTCAATGATTGTCCAGCCTGGAGAATCAATCGTCCAAGCTGCACCACGAGACGCTAACGTCATCAGCATCAATGAGCCATCAGGAACATTTGCTGGTGTCACTACGTTAATAGTCTGCGGGTTTGTGCTCAGATTGTTAAATGCAAACTGAACACCTAAGAACAGGACACCGAACACACCCTTACCCTTGACATCGATAATGTCTGGGGAAGTTCCTGCATTTGAAACTATCGTGATCTTACGACTGAGATCACCTGCTACCTTTGGTGAGAACACACCAGAGAAGGTAAAGCTGGCCCCAGGCTGAATACCAACAGGCAGATCAGCATGGTCAAACACGAACGGAGGACCATCACTAAACTCACTGATAATGAGGATCCTGCTGCCGATGTTCGTAGCAATTAATTCTTCGACTGCTGAACTGTCCCCAACAGACGTATCTTCAAATACGAAGGGGTTTTCGTTCAGCGACAGAATTGGGAAACCTGGATCTGGTAAGCAGCCAAGGCTGAAGCGAGCAGCCGTTGTGGCTGCTGCACGGTAGATTATAGCCCCACGATCACTACCAAATGCCAGAACCTCGAAGACACCGTAATCCCCTGGATAAGAAGACCCCGGTCCTGTGAAAGCCAACGACTGATTTTCCACCAAGGCAGAACTGTAAACAGCAACCCTGGCTTCATACTCAATACGATCTTCAGGCAGGACTACGTATGAATACTCGTAGGCAAGGTAGAAATTTCCAGTCGTTGGATCGACGGTGACTGTGGTCAAAAACCCCTCAGGGTAGTTTTGCCCGCTGGAACCATACGGCATGAAGTTGAAGGTACGAACCAGTACAGAGGCACCCTGTGGGACGCCTGTGGCACTGAAGCGTCGAGCATAGAGACGCCATGCAACCGGATCTTCTGGTACTTGTGCGCCGTACTTGGTCCCCCAGAACACAGAGAAACCACCACCAGGAACAGCCAGCACTTCATACAGGTCTTCACCAGCAGGCAAAGACCCACTCATACCAGTGACAGCCGTAAACTTAGGCGTAACTACGTTTAGCTCTGAATTAAGAATCATCATGCAAACGTAGTACGGCAGGTTAATATCAGCCCGCTCTAGCCAAGCAACAGCGATATTCCCTGTACCAGGATCAGCAGCGATACTGACATGATCATATCCATTGCTAACAAAAGAAGAATCATACGTAGCTAAGCGTAAAACAGACGATTCCCCAATACGAGCAATTCGTCCTTCGCTATTGATATTGGAAATAGCAGCGTAAATTCCATTGTTTCTTGGGTCAGAAATGCACTGACGAATAACACCATCACTGACAAAGATGGGACCAGTTTGTGGTACGTTATTCACACCATCAAACGTAAAGCGACGAACATAACCAACCCATGGAAATGGGCTTGTCATATTCTGCTCAGTCCAAGCAATGAAGGCATTGTTGGTTTGTAGGTTTACTGCGCTCTCAACACTCGAAAGCCGATAACCAGCTTGGACAGAATGAACCAGAGTAGGTCCATACTTCATGTCATCATTGAGCACACGCAGGAAATAGACTGCGTTGGTAGTCCATGGGTCTCCGTAGGCTGTGATGTACTCGGTAGGATTAGCAGCCCGTGCAGAGGCCGTAATCGGGAACCAAGAAAGAAGGTCTGTGTGGGTGCCGAACACAAAGCCGAAGCCAAATTGGCAGACGTTATTGTCACCACAATCCCCACGGCTACGAGCCGAGGGAAAGAAGAAGTCCTTTACGCTCAGAATATAACGAATAGTGCCGGTGATTCCACTACCGTCCACATCCCCAACACCAAGCTGGTAGATGGGATTCGCTAAATCACCCTCAAAAGGATAGACCCTTGAGGAGTGATCATCTGTGCGTTCAGGATTTGCCACTGTGATTACGGTGCGTAGGTGATGTGCCAGTGGATCATCCCACCCACCAGAACAGCCCCAACAGGCAGCACGACGACCGTCAAGGCACCACCGATGATGCGTGCCGAGAACTCTGGCCCAGGTAGGTACATGTCTCCGTTGAGCGCCTGAATATAGACCGAGAAACCCAAGACCTTTCGACCAGCCATGACTTCAGGCAGGGGAACAGTCATCGGGACGTTCACACCAAGAGCAACTGCCGTCACCTGAGCACTGCCCTCAAGCAGAGACATCTCGGCTGCATGAAAGGTCGAATTCAGAATCGCGTCGATGTTATCGGCTACCGTTTTCACGGCATCGATATTCACAGCCACGATCTCAACCGTAGCGAAGGCAGTGCCGATACGGGCATCCACGATACCTGGAAAGCCACCAAGAGGATCCCCAACAGTACGAATGGCCATCAGACGAATCCTCTCTGAAAGAAGGGTGTATGGCTGTTCCCAGGAGATTGGGAAGCAAGGTTCTTCAGAAGGATCTCATCACAGATACCTTCGTACATGGCGAGAAGCTCAATAGCGCGTTCTCTGCTGTCCTTCTGGTTCAGGTCACTGAATGCCCTGTACCCAACGAATGCCTTCAAGGCATCAAGAAGGTGATTCGGCAGGAAGATGAAAGCATCCGGGTCCGTGTGTACGATCTCAGGATGCAGAGCTTGGTAGCTCACAGATACCGTCCTGTCGTTTACAGGCATGGGAATCTGAAGAATCTGCTGTTGTGGAGTGAAGACAGATGCTGGCGAAAATTCATCATTAAGCGGAACAGGAACACCATCCATGGTGAACACCTGCATGATGATCGCTACGTCTTCTGCAAAGGGTTCCTCAGGCAGATCCAGGATGTAGCGTCGGTCTTCCTGGTTCTCCGGTGGAACCGTGTTTCCGGCGTGTACAGCGAACCGCTTCACTAGATGGTAGTTCGTCACATCAGCGTACATCTGAAGGATCAGATCGTTTTCCCGAAGCAGAAACTTCGTGTGAATCCGATTCAGAGCTTCGTTGATGTACATGCAGACGGTGGGCCGATAGTTGACCGAGATGACGCCAGTGCCCTCGTTGGCCATTGCGATGTTCCGCAATACGCCCATTGAAAGCTGTTCGTAAAGTCTCGCCAGTTCCATAATCGGACCCCCTCAGACGACATAAGAAACCATGGGTGACAGTTCCGCTTGGGGTGTCTCGATCTCCCAGATGTTGTCATGGTGGACTACTGGGGCGGATTCGGATGGCTTCCAAGGAGCAAGGTATCCTAGCTGAGAAATTGTATCTAGGAAATCGTCTTTGCCCTTCAGACCAGATTTAGTGGCTAAAGCCACCTGTCCCATACAAATCCCCATGATCCGTGATTCCTTCATCTGACTTGGGAAGTACATCTTCCCAGCCTTGAACCAAGGAACAACGAGATTCAGTCGAGACAGCTTATCCACTACCGGTCGGATCCCAGGCTCACCTGACTTCTCAGATGAGGCAAAGGTGAACCATACATTGCGGTTAAGCATTTCAGCTTGAAGCAGCTTAATATACGCCTGCTGCTGACCTGATACTTCAACACCTACAGCCTGCGGCTTGTATTCTTGAACCAAACGAAAAAGATCATTGAAGCTCTTATCGATGGTCTGGCGTTCACAGACTCCATCCACCCAAAACCAGTCTCCCTGAGCATTGTATGCCCATACAGAGATAACGCTGAAGTCGGCAGTCTGCTTGCCTGACGTAGCGAAGTCCGTGGTGATGTAGAAGTTGAAGTTATGGCGGTTGTTCGTCGCCATAATCTGAGTATGGTCGAACCAACGAATATCAGAATCCTGAATTAAGCGTTCTTCTTCGCTGGTGAGTCGAAGCATCAGTTCCTGGTTGAAGCCAGCAACCTTCCCCGTCTTCACAGCAATATCATACTGCTGGCTGACGTACTCGTAGGTGAAGCGATCTTCCCATGCGCCTCTGAATTCCTCCTTGCGACAGGGGAATCGCTCACACACAGGATAGACGTTCACATCCCAGGCTCCGGACTCAACCGCTTCAATCAGGATATCATCCTTGTTGAAGGGTGTGCCGTTGAAGATCACCTTTCGCTTGGTTGGATCCAAAGCATGATTGACCCCCTTGTACACCGTGTCCTTGATCGCCTCCATGGAGACCCGGCTCTTCGAGTCTTCATCGCTTACAAGGTCATCCAGCACGCAAAGCGTAGGGCGCTTACCAAAGATTTTGGTTCCACGAAGGCCCGTCTTTGCGCCGAAAAGCCTTACACCAAGCTGCTTTCCTGCTCGGTTGGTAAATTCAAGGTAAGGATCTGTAAAGCGTGCTTCTGGAATCCACTCCTTCAGAAAGTCACTCTTTTCATACCTAAATTCGATGTTCTTACGGGCACTTTTTACCCCGTTCTCCATCGAGTCCGAGACGTAGATCATCCCCGTGACTTCTCCGAAGCCAGGGATTTCATTAAACATAGCCAGATATAGCGTCAGGTACTCCATGAACAGTGTGGTCTTGGCTGCACCACGAAAGATGAGGTTCGCCACGTAATCACTACGTGTCGTCATCTTGTCGAGCATCTTCAAATGCACGGGAGGTGTGAGGTGTGTTTCCCCCACCGTGCCATTGACCAGCTTAATGAAGTTCGTGAAGAGCAGACTGAACTGGCTGGGCACATATTCCGAAGAGTTCAGGTGCGAGTAGTCAACCGAATCCAGCCACTTATCCAGTTCCTGTTTAATTAGCATCTTCAGCTTCTTCCACATCAATGATTCGCTGGGCTGCAACGTCTTTTGCCGTGCCCCCATTTTCGATGTGCTTAATCTGCTTGTTGGCCAGATCAGCCAGCAGGTTCTTAATCTCCTGCATCCCTGAATTTTCGTTGATATTGATGGTCATCTTGCCAGCCGTTTCCTTCGGCTTGGTCAGATGCTGAAGGATGCTATTCGCAGCAGTGGTCCGCACCATGTCGCTGTGCGAGTTCTGCATGAGATCCGCCTGTACACGCAGTGCCTTCTGGTACAGATCCTGGTTCAGTACCCAGACAGGAACCAGCGTTTGCTCAAGGATCTTATTGACCAGTTGGTTCTTGTTGTACGCAGCCACGAAGGACGAGATTTCCTTCGGCAGCAACCCATCCGCCAGCATCCGAGAATACCGCTGCGGGAAGGTCTTCATATAGGCGTCCAGATTCGACAGCCCCATGAGCTTGTAGCTCACATACGCCACCGCATGAACGTAGTCGGTCGTCTTGTACTTCCCGTCTCGTAGCGTATGGGCATAGCTAATGAAGTTTTCCCTGATCATTTCTGCCTCTCGTGGATCCTGCACGAGGGTATTGACCATGGTTGTCAGTTCGTCCGTGGCAGCACTCTTCAGCGACCCAGGAAGTGCCTTCTCGATCTGCAAACGTGTGAGTGCTGCACTCATTGTGTTTTTCTCCTCTTTCTCATGAGCCCGGTTTTTGGGTCTTACCCCGGTTGATCCGCTGATCCAGAATTTTCCGGTAAGAGGTCATAAAAACCTTCTGCGTCAGAAGGTCACTGATCTCATCATTTTCCAGGGTGTGAAACGCTGTCGTAGAGATGAAAGCTTCCAGCTTCTCTATGCGTTCATTTAGTTGGTCACGCTCTTCGATCATTCGATCAAGATAACTCATCTACATTATCCTTCAGGGTATCTTAAGTCTAAAAGCTTAGCTGTTGACTTTCAAGACCCCAATCAAATAGCCTCTCGCTGCTCCGGTCTTGCCGGTCGGTGAGCAACCCCAGTGGACGGTGGGGTCAATAACATCCACAGGTACGGGATCGAAACTCCAGCGTAGCCTCGCGGGTACGTCGCAGATCTTGAACTACCCAAGCTCGAAGGTAAGCTTGTAAAACACCTTCGTTCTTTTTATGCTGAGTAGCTCAGGTGGTAGAGCATCGGTTTCATACACCGAGGGTCGTTGGTTCGATTCCAACCTCAGCATCCACTTTACGTCCGCATGGCGAAACTGGTACACGCAGCAGACTTAAAATCTGTCCCACTCCGGGTTCGAGTCCCGGTGCGGACACCAACTAAACTAAATCGGAGTATAGCTCAGTCTGGTAGAGCGCCTGCTTTGGGTGCAGGAAGTCATAGGTTCGAATCCTTTTACTCCGACCAGTTGATCCATTGGCCGAGTGACTAGGCACCTGACAGCAACACAGGTTAGGAGGGTTAAAATCCCTCATGGATCTCCATCTCCTTGGTTCTTTCCTCCCAGACCAGAACCAAGGGGTGATGCTCGCAAGCCCCATCCTTGCTGAGCACCAGTGGGTGAAAGGCCCACACACTCTTTCATCTTGGAACCAATGAAAATGGAACCAACGAAAAACATCATCTTCTACGGGGACTTCATTGACCCCCAATTTCTCCCACACATCGCTGACTATGTTCACAATGAAATGAGCGAAATGTACGAAGGCAAACCTATTGCCTTCGACAGCAACACCATCTTCATGTCCCCTGACCTCACCATGCGGATCTGGGGTCAGCCCAACAACATCCACGCTTGGGTAATCGAGATTGCCCATTATCCAAGGACTCTGAATTAAGATGGCTCAGGGCTTCATCGATCCTCGCAACGCTAACAACACCCTGGCTACGGTGGCTGTCAGATTCCCCACCGATCAGATTGCTCGCATCAACCGCCTTGCTGCTGAGAAGAACATCTCCTTCGCAGCCATGGTCCGTGTCCTCGTCCTTCAAGGAATGAAAGCTAATGTCAGTTCCTAGAAGAATTAGCTTCCACCCAAACGAAGAACTCTACCATGAACGTAGAGATCTAAACTATATTTTACCCTTAACTTCTCAGAGCTTCCGTCTTCTCTTCCACATGGCCGACAGCATCCAAATGCGAGGCTTCTACGAAAGCAATGGTG